AGGCCGTTGCCTACAAAGTCGCTGATATTGCGGAAACCGTTATTCTGGAACGCGCCGTTGTTGAAGCCGAAAGTCAGCTTGCCCGCGTTGTCTTTGTAAAACACATACGACGTGTACGGGCTTGAATCCGTGGCGTTTGGAGCAACGCCCGCGAAGTTTGCGAAATCTGTTGGCGTCGAACGAATATAGCCTCTCCAGAGAAGAGAGACTCGCTGCAACCTAAGCGCCGGTTCAGCCGTGCCCTTGATGCCCTTGCCTGCGGCATCCACGTCCAACGCTAGGCCGTAACGGCCGTCCTCCCACGTCGGAGCCGTGGAAGATGGGCCATACACTACTCCGCTGATGAGATTGCGGACTGAGCCTTCGTGCTCTTTCTGGAGAGGGAAACACCCCACCATGCCGATACCGAACGGAGATCCAGTATCGACACGAGCGCCGAGAGGAGGCTTGACCAGCCAACGGCCAGGATGAAGGATGGAAGGCACTTTGCGTTAGGTGTATTGAGCCAGCACGCCCTGCCAAATAGCCGCGTGATTGCCCGACGTCGAATCGAGCGTTCCGCCGGAATTGTTGACCACAACAATTCCCCAGTGCGATGGCATCACTCCGCCAAACGCAGCCGCGATCGACATGATCGGCGATTTGTAATCTGTCCCGTTCGCTGACATGTCGATGCGTCCGATGAGGTTCATGTTGATCGGCGTCAGAGCGCCATCCGTGCCGGTCGCGTTGCCCGAGTACGACGAGCCACCGTCCACGGAGCCATACGCATAGATCAGCAGGTAGCCAGTGGAGGAGGTGCCCGACGCTGGCGAGCGCGACTTGACCATGAGTAGCACATCGGCAAACAGGTTGGACGTGTTATCGACAGATGTGCTCTGACGGCCTGCGGCGTTGGCGAGGGAGGCGAGAGAAATAGTGAGCGTCTGGTTCGACGTTCCAAATTTTTGTTTGATATCACCGGCCATCGGAATAAGCTCCTAAAAGCTGAAAGGCGACGCGGTTTTCCGCCCCATCGCCGCCTGTGGAGGCAGGCACGAACAACGTGGGGAGGGGGGAGGCTGCAGGGCGAGCAAGCCTGTTAAAGAACAAATCGCTAACGAGGCACGGCGGCGCGCGCCCTACAAGACTATGGCTCCTTGTCGTGTTCAAAACAGCGGCAACCAGGGCAGTGATAATCCGCCGCGCGAACTCCTGGCATCGTACCGCCGCCCTTCGGGCTTTTCACTTTCCACAGCTCCAGATTTTCGGGTCTGTTATCGCTGCGGTTGCCGTTGAGGTGGTGAACGCGTTCATACGCCTCCAGTGATCGGCCCAGTTTTTGCTCCATCACGTGGCGATGCTCTGGAATCCATCGACCATTGATCTTGATGGCGAAATAACCTGAGCCAATGCTGTGTTTTGTTCCATCTTCACGTGTGCCCTGATTTCTGCTGGTCCCAAGCAGTGCACATCTGTGTGAGCAGAAGCGATTGTGTGGTCGCCCTACAGTCTTTCCGCACGTTTTGCATTTAGGCCTCGACTTGGCCTTGAGCAGATCGGCGCATGCGGGGCTGCACGTCTTTTGTGGATCGGCTGGACCACTTGTGCTAAACCGCTGTCCACAAACAGAACATACCCGTTCCCGCGCAACAGCCAATGCCTTAGATCTACACGCGCGTGAACAAAATCGGCCAGTTGTATTGGCGACCTTCTGGAACTCAATTCCGCACGTTTCACAGATCTTTCGCCCACCTCTTCTCCCACAGCGGGTGCAATACCGCTGTCTGTTACTGACCGGCTGATAGGGCTTCCCGCACGTCTCACATACTTTCACTTTGGCTAATGGTGGAATCATTACACCATTGTGCGCCAATTACGTGTATGAATCTATAGTACGAATATACCAGAGGCAGGCCAAGCAACGTTAATGTTGCCCCCGTTCGGAGTCACGGGCAAACCCGTGTAATCGTCGATCTTCGCGATCAACGGCGACGTGGCGGACGCGCCCGTCCAGCGCATGATCACGATGTACTCGCACGGGTCGCCGGTCACGCTGGTGAACGTGATATCCGCCGCGTCGGCAGTGCCGAGCGTGCTGGTCTTCGAACCGAAGTTCGAAGACGTTGCCACGATGCCCGCGCCCGCGATGTCGTCGTGAAATTCGTCCGTGTTTTGCGTGGGCGTGTAGTCCGCGCCATCCACCAGCATCGCCTGGATGTCGTGTGCGGACCAGTCGAGGTCGCCGTCGAGAAACTTCTGACGCGCGAGGCCGTAGAGATACGAAGCCATGGTGTGAAACTCCTGTGTGAAAAATGGGAAAGGTGAACGTGGACGCGATCAGATGCGCGCGGGCAGCAGGGCGTTGATGCCCTGCGCCACTTGCAGGCCCTGCGTGTACGGGTTGCTCGAATTACCCGTCACGTTCACCTGGATCGTGACTGGCGGGCGGCTCCCCGTTGGATCGCCGCCGCTCGTCGGCACGCTCGGATTAACGAAGCGCACAGGCCCGCCAGGCGTGGTTTGCCAGCCGGGTTTCGCGATGGCCTGGTACGTGGCCCACACGCCCTCGGCGATGTGCTTCAGCCAGTTGATCGTGGTTTGCTGCGCGTCGCCGAGGCCTTGCGAGTTTACGCGCAGGCCTGCGTCGAGGATGGCTTTCTGCTCGTAGAGCACGCGTTCGATGCTTTCGAGGCGCTGCAACTGCGCCAGGTTTTCAAAGCTCGGCCACCAGGCGTTCGCGTATTCGAGTAGGTTGGCGAGGTGGATCTGCGAGTAGCGGGTTTCTTTCTCGATCAGGTCGAGGGTTTTGTTCATCCCCGACATTTGGAAATTCCCGATCACGCCGCTGATGAGCGAGCCGATGGAGCCGATGGCTCCAACAACGCCCAGCACGCCCCCGGCCGCACCTGCGGCCCCGCTTGCGCCGCCAGCCGCGCCGCTTGCACCTCCGCCCGCGCCGCCCGCCGCGCCTGACACACCGCCGCCGAACAGCCCGGAGAACGCTTTGCCGATGCCGCCGAGCGAATCCATCACGCCATCGAGGCCCTTCATCACGGACTTGATAGCGCCGTCAACGAGTGTTCGCACCATCACCTCAGCCACGGCCATCACAGCCTTTTTGCCCGCTTCGGCCCACCCGCCCCAGCGCAGGATGGAGTCCGCAATGTTTCTGCCGAAGTCGTCGAAAATGGTGCTAATCTGGCGGCCCATCTCGTTGCTCGCCTTCGTGGTTTCGTTGATGGCTGGAGGCAGTTCGCCGATGCCGATGCCCAGCGATTCGAGATAAGCAACGCCATCCGTGCCGATGCGCGTGATCGAATCGTCGAGGTTTGCCATGCCGATGCCCAGCGATTCGAGGTAGCCCACCCCTTCCGTGCCGATCTTCTTCAGGTTCGCGTACAGCTCGTGGAACGTGTTGCCCAGCGGCTTCATGCCTTCCTGTAGCGTCTTGAACGCGGCGTCCGTGGCCTTCGCCATGCCCGCCGCCTCGTCCGCCAGTTCCTTCGCGTGGCGCTTCGCCAGCTCGCCGACGAGCGCGACGCCCTTTGCGTGTGCGGCGGCCGCCTCGGCGGCATCCTTGTGGTGTTTCGCGGCGTTTCCAATGGCCGCGCCGGTCAGCAACCAGGACGCTTGATTCTGCATGTTTGCCGCCGTGCTTCTCGTCGTCTCGTTCGCCGTCGCCGCGACAAGGGGAACCGCGTTGCGCAGGCGTTTCGAGTATTCCTCTAGCGACAGGCCGGTGCTGTCGATTACAACGCCTTTCGCTTTCAGCTTTGCTTCGAGCAGCGAGACGGAATCGGCGAGCGATTTGTTTGCGGCAGGAACACCCGCAAGCGCCTCGATGATTTGCTGCACGCCGGGGATCATCGAAATCAGCCTGGCGAGGCCCTCGCCCCAGCGCTGGAAATACTCGATGTTTTTCGCCAGCCACTCACCCAGCTTCCATCCGGCGAACGCCCCTGCAAGCACGGTTACTGCGGTGCCAAGCCCGGCAAGTGTGCCAGTCAGCGTCACGCCCGCGATGCCGAGGGCGGCGAGCCCAGTTTGCACGGTCGTGATAGCGATTCCCAGGCTGCCTAGCGCCACAAGCAGCGGCCCGGCGGCCGCCGCAAGGCCAGCGATCGCGATAACGACGAACTGAGTCTCGGGTGCGAGGTCCTTGAAGGCCGCAACCATACCTTCAGCGATCTTGATGATCGGCTGCAGCGCGTCCATGGCGCGCTGTGCGGCGGGTGCCAGCGCTTCGCCGAGGTCCATCATGATGAACGTGATTTTGTCCTTGACGTTGGACCACTGCCCCGCCAGCGTCTGCGCCTGCTTCTCCATCATTCCGCCGAACTGCTTGTTCAGCCCGTCGAGGATCTCGGGCACGGCGCGCGCCGCGTTAATCATGCCTTTTTCCGCGAGCTTCATCACCTCGGGGATCGTCTTACCCATCCCCTCCGCGAGGATCTTCCACGCGTTGATGCCGCTTTCCGCAAGCTGGTTCATCTCCTGCGCGGATACCTTGCCCTTGCTCTGCATCTGCCCGAGCGCGAGCGTCACGCGGTCGATCATCTGTGCGCCGCCACCCAGCGCCGCCGCCGCGTCGCCGATGGCGCGCAACGACGGAATAACCTGGTCACTGGCGAAGCCGAGCGCCTTTAATTGCCTTGCCGCGTCCACGAGGCCCGGAAACTCGAATGGGGTGCCCGCCGCGAAGGCCTTCAGATCAGCGAGGAACTCGGTAGCCCGCTCGGCAGAGCCGAGCATTGTGGTGAACGCGATCTTTGCCAGTTGAAAATCAGATCCGAGTTTCAGCGCAGCCGATCCCACGTCGAGCAGCGGCCGCGTGAGGGAATCTGTGAGCGTGCGGCCCACGTCCATCGCGGCCCCGGCGATTTGCAGGCGCATCATCGTCCCGATGTCTGCAAACGCCTTATCCAGGCCGTCGAACGTCGCGCCGATCTTTAACCAGATTCCTTCAATGTCCATCGCTTATTTCCGTTTCGCACCCAACAACGCCGCGCCCTCGCGCAGCTTCGCCTTCAGCGCCGCGCGCTGCTCCGCCGCGAGGCGCGCGTGTTCCGCTTTGCCGCGCTCGCCGGGCATGAACAACTCCGGGCTCACAGGTGAGCCATTTTCCGGGTCGATATGCACGTTTGTGACGGCGGCGCACGTCATCGCGTGGCCTTCGAGCGCGCGCTCATGCGCCAGCTCGAAGCGGTGCCACAACGCGTCGAACAGGCCGGGTGACAGGTACCAAAATTCGTCCTCGGACAAGCCGAGGTCGAAGCGCCCGAGCGCCCAGGTTTCGCGCCATTCGAGCGGCTTCGCGTCTGCGGGCCGTTCCTGCGCGGTCTGCGCCCCGCCAGGCGGCTCGATCAGGCTCGCCGCGGCATCGAGCGCCGCCACGTACTCGGCGGGCTCCAGCGCACCCACATCGCGCACCATGAGCCCGCGCTGGAACGTGACCAGCAGCGACCAGACGAGCGTGCGGGTCATCGCGCGGCCTGGCACGGGATTGCGCCCGGCCTCCTGCTCGAAGCGCCACAGCGAGTACAGCGTGCACGCCATCACCGCGCGCTCACCCGCAAGCGTGATCTCACGCTGCGGGAGTAAGAGCAGCGGGGACGGGGACGCGATAGACATAGACCGTGTGCATGCGGCCTTCCGCATGAACGTGCTCGATCGTTTCCGCTTTCCAGTCGGGCATCGAGAAATCGTGCGAGACGATGAGCGCGCCGGGCTTGCACTCGCGCAATAGCTTTGGCTTCAGCTCCGCGTTGCTGGACTGAAGCAGGTACAGGAAAACCACGTCCGCCAGCTCAATCGCGGCCTCGCGGATGTCGCACTGGTACACGCACGCGCAATCGCCGTTCGGGTGCGCCGCGATCTTGGCCTTTAGAGCCTCGTAGCGCCCCGCGTGCAGCTCGTAGCCGCATGCACTCGCGCCGCGATCGAGCGCCGCCAGGAGTAGCCTGCCGTCGCCCGCTCCGAGGTCCACGACGTGCATCGCGCCGCGCACCTGCGCGACGTCGAGCATGCACTCAACGACTGCGTGCGGCGTAGGAACGAACGGCGCAAGCTGGCCCTCGAACTCGCGCGAGGCGATACCCATCGAAGACAAGTAGTCTTCGATGATGCGCCCGCAGGCCTCCATCATCTCGACTTTCTTTTTCGGATCCGCGAGCCACTCGGTCACGATGCGCAGCGTTTCGCGCCGCCCGTCCCAGTTTTGGCTCTGCGAGAGCAGCGCCCAGGCGAGCAGGCGCGTGATTCGCAATTTCTCCGCGTAGAGCACGGGCGCGATCGGCTTGCCATCCTCGCCGAGCAGCGCGTTGCCGCTTTCGTCGTGTGTCTTCGCCGCCAGGCGCTGGCCGAGCGCGAAGAAGTCATCGCCCGTCAAATCGTACAGGGCGATGATCGCGTTTTCGTTCAAAGCGAGGCGGCGTTTCGCGCCGCCCAGCTCGATCTCCACTGGTTTCATGCGGTCCTCCGAGGGTTGGTTTAGACGTGGCTGAAGTCGGGCGTGCCCGTGCCTGCCAGCGTGATGTTGCCGCTGCGCAGGCCGGCGACAGGGCGGCCCATCTTGATCGCCTGCACGATCGCGTTGAATTCGATCGTGGTGTCGCCGCTATCGCTTTCCACGATCTGGTAGGTGCGCTCTGCGCGCGCCGCATAGACGGCGAGGATACCCGTCGCGTCGCCGTGCGTCGCGCCGGTGGGAACCCAGTTGACCATGAACTCGACGCTGCCGAAATTGAGCAGCGTGGCCACCTTGACGCGCCAGGGCGTCGCGGTGGAATGCGTGGTCGCGTCTTCGATCTGCGCGTCCAGATTCCAGTTGATGTCTTTGACTTCGGCGATGGTGGTCGGGGAAGTTGCGCTCGCGTCCGAGCACAGCTTGAGTAGCGTGCCGTATGCCGGTTCGGCAGTCGTGGAAAGTGCCATTGATTTGTTCTCCTCTTGTGTTGTGCTCGCTCAGGCGGTGGGCGTCAGACGCGAATCACAGAAATCAGAACCTCGGCGTGATCCGCCTCGAAATAGAGCATTCCGTCGCTCTGCCGCCAGCCGTCGATGCCCAGCGGCCCGACGGCCTTAATCGCGCCGGCTGCCAGCGCGAAAGACACGTTGCCGGTGCGGTTTTTCTGGCTGTCGGCGACGCTCGTGATGATGACGTTGCGCTCGCTCGCGCCCGAGTTGCGGAAGATGATGACTTCGCGCCCGGTGAGCGCGGTCTGTTCGTCATCCGCCGGCGTTGCCGCCGTCGCCGTGAGCGTAAAAGGTGCAGTGGGGTACTTGCCGCTGGTTTCGACAGCGGTGTGCGTGACTCGTGGCATTTAGTTCTCCTGTTGGTGGTTTTCCGAAAGCTCGATGTGCTCCACGCGCGCGCCGCCGGCGTCGTATAACTCCGCCTCCACCTCACGCCGAAGCGCCGCCTCTTCCTGCTGCAGGCGCGGCAGCTCGTGCCGCTGCCAGACGTGCTTCTTCACTTCGACCTCGTGCTCGCTGTCGAATTTGCAGCGCGGGCACTCGTAGATCGTGATGCCGCAAAAATCATGTGTTGTAAAAGGCATTGGAGGACTCCGGGGGGTGGAACTTTCTAAAGTGCGGGTTGCGGAACTACAGCTCGACGCGGTACATGACGCGGAAGTCGAGCACGATCTGATACACGTTCTGGCCGGGCTCTTTCGCGTAGTGGCGGTTTACGCGGCTCATGTAGCCGACGGCGATGCCGCCCGGCAGCGTGCCGCGCCATTTGTCGAATCGCTTCTGCACGCGATCGGCGAGCCGCAGCGCGTCCAGGTGGCAGCTCGCCCAGCAGGTGATCTGGTAGATCGCGTTTTCCAGCCCGCTGTGCCCGCTGTGGCTTTCTTCTGCGCGCCCCGTGATCTCCTGCACCGTGACAGCGGGCAGCGTGCTGCCGAGCGGAAAATCCGGCCCGTACCAGCGCGCCGCGATCAGGTTCGTGATCGCCGCGTCTTCGAGCGCGCGAAGGCGGATGCCTTCCTCGACGTAATTACCTTCCGCCATTTGTTATCCGCCCAACTCTCGCCGCAGCTCCTCTTGGAAGATCTGCCATGCTCTGCCTCTTGTTTCTTCGATCGCTGGCCGCAGGTAAGGCCGGGCGGGCTGGTTGTAGAGCCGGCCGAGCGAATCGCGGCGGGCGAACCCGTACTCGATCCGCGCAGCATACGGCAGATTGCTCGCCACGGCGATATCTAGCGGGCCTCTCTCGATCACCTGGATCGAGCGGCGCAGCGTGCCGGTCTTGTAGGGCGCACGCTGCCGTGCCGCGTTCGCGATTTCCATCGCAGCGATCGAGAGAGCGCTGCTGATTGCACTTTCTACGCGGCGGCTCGCGCGCTGAACGTTCGGGTAGAAATCTGGAGCGATTTGAGGATCGACAGTGAGCATCAGGAGATCAGCTCCAGAATCAATTTCGTCTGCACCTTTGCGCTCGACTGCACCACGCCGCGAATGTCGTACACGGTCGCGTCCACAACTGCCCGCATACCCTCGCCGATCAACGGGTAATGCCCGTTGAGCTGGCAGTGCCGCGTCTTCGCGTCGTAGGTCGCGTCATCGCGCCGCTGCTCGCTCTTCTGCTCGCTCATCGCCTTTTGCGCGGCGAGGTTGCACGCGATGTGCGTGTGGCCGGTCAGGTTGGCCCACGTCGGCTCCAGCTCGCCCACCTCGTTCGCCGTGCTCGTTGCTTCCTGGATCGTGCAGGTGTGCCGCCAGAACGTGGTTTCGAGCGCGGAAAAAAAGCGCGGGTCGATGAGCTGGTTGCGGATCGGCATTAGTTCAGGTTTAGGACGATGCCCTGGCGCTGCTCAGCGCCGAGGCGCGGGCCGATGATCGCGCGCCCGGCCTGGTCGCGAACGCCCAGGTAGCGATACGTGGCCGAGATCGGCCCCTTGCTGCGATCGCGCAGCGTGAATTCGAGCGTCGCCGCGGTGAAGTGGTAGTGCTCCAGCGTCACGCCTTCGCCGCGCCCGTACACGATGGACACGCGGTGCACGCCTTGGGCGAGCCCGCGAATGGGTTTCACTTCCTGCAGGGACACCAGTGTGGGCGTCGGTTCTTCAAAGCAGAAGGCGGGTGCCTGCTGGTCCATCCACGCGAGGACGGCTTTCACCACCTCGACGGGGAACTCGCCGCGGTCGTCTTCGAGAACCGGATCCGGAAGCGGCTGACCGGGGCGGGGCGCAGTCCAGCCGACCACGCGTGGCGTGACACGTTGAGCAATTTTCATTCTTGTCTCCGAAAGGGTTAAATCAGCTCGCGCTGCGCCTGCTTGTCGTAGTACTCGCGCTCCGTAAACGGATCCACGATTTGCTCCGCAAAGTCGAACGCGCCCACCGCGGTTTCCTGTGCGCGAAGCTGCTTTGCCAGCTCGCGCAGTTCGCGCGCCACGGCCGGGCCGTCCGTTTCCAGGTCGAGGTTGATGATCTTCTTCAAGACCAGAACCTCGCTCGCCGCGATTACTTCGAGCGCGGCGGCCGCCGCCAGGCGCACACCCGTGTTCATGGAGAGGAACGCGTCGATCTCCGCGTCCTGAAACAGAGGGTTCGACTCCAGCACATCCGTGCAGAGCAAGCGAACCTTGCCGCGGTCGGTGGTCACGTCGTAGGTGAATGCCATGGGTTTACTTTCGCTTCGCAGTCTTTGCTTGCCACGCGGTTACTTCGGCCTGCTGCATTTGCAACTGGCGCTCGCGCGTCTGGCGCATCTCCGCCAGGACCTCGCGCAATAGCGCGATGAGCACGTCGAGGCGTTCGTCTGTGCCGTTCACTGGTGCTGTCATTTGTTCAGTCGCTCCCACGCGCGCTCTACGCGCTTCCACTTGTCGATGCCGCGCTCGCCGCTTTTCAGCGCGAGCACATAGGCGTTGTAGGCGTCCGCGAACGCATTGAGCTTGCCCTCGTCATCCGGAGGCAGGCCGCCGGCGGCCGCGCTGCTTACCAGCGCGAGCGTGATGCCGCGCCGCGTCATGCGCTCGATCCGGGTGAGGTGTTTCATGTGTGATGCGGGCGGCGCGGGCTCGGAGGAACACTCGCGCCGCCGCGTTCTCCCTGTGCGTCTTTGGTGGATTTACAGGGGAGAGGTCGAGGTTGGTTAGGAGCCGCTGCCGTTGCTGCCGACAGTGGATTTGCCGCTTACGCGCGCGCCGCCGAAAACGTGGCGCACCTTGTATGCGATCGTGTCGTCTTCAAACGAGCCATCCATCGCGCCGCCGCCGCCGCCGATGCGCACCTGGTTCTGCAGCTTCATGAACAGTTCGGGTGCTTCGTGGCCGCGCAGCAGACCCATCTCCATGGCCGGTCGGCCACTGTTGGGATTGGCGTGGACAAACCAGGTGGTCTTTCCGTTGGTGGTGGCAATGACGGGAATGTACGGGTTCACCACCAGTGTGACCTTGGATTTCATCCAGTTCGAGGTGACGATTTGCTGCGCTCCGGAGTCGGCTCCCACCTTGATCTCTGTCGCGTTGAGCAGATTACGGCCAGTGACTTCGAGCGAGGGCGGCACTTCAAGGATCACGCCATCGATCCCGATAGGCTCGCTGTCCCCGTCGAGCTGCAGACCCATCACAGTGAACGCGTCCTGCAGCCCGGCAACGCCGAGCACGGGGTTCGTCGTGGCCGCGCCGTTAGTCGTGTTGATGATGTTCTTGTTGCCCGAGGTGTACAGCGAGGCGTGCGGCCCGTTCGAGTCAACGTGCAGTCCGGTCGCGAAGTAGTCCTCACTGCGCCGCGCGGCCTTGCCCAGGCGGGCGGGCGAGCTGGAGCCGAGCGCGTCGAGATCATCGTTGATGAACGATTCCCAGCTCCAGTTCAGCGTGCGTCCGTACTTGGTGACAGCGTAACTGTACTTCGTTTCGCTGAGCACGTTCGGCGAGTAGATCACCTTCTCGCCAACACTCGGCAGCCGGCCTTCCGCGCCATCCACCGCGAAGCGCTTCACGTCGCGGAAATCGGGCACGGTGGAGCGCCGGCAGTAGGCGGTCCACGCCTGCGCGGTCTCCATGTAGGAGGCGTACAGTTGCCGGTCGAGGACATCAGCCATGAGCTGCGGGAAATCGCTGGTCTTCATCGCTTCCTGGAAGTAGTGTTTGCCGAGCGCCGAGCGGCGTGCGCTGATGATGAGGTTCGAGGCCTCGACCAGCAATGCGCCGTAGTTCGCGCGTTTGCGGATGGTGCGCGGGGAAACGTCGTCTTTGTCGTAAAGCCGGTCAAGACCGGCTTCCTCGGCGCGCATGGTTTCGATCAGTTGCAGAAATTCGATTGCCATTTTGTTTTTGTTTTCTCCTCTGGGTGTGCTCTCTTCGTTGCGCTCCGAGTTACTGCGCCGTGTTGTGCACGTAGAACACAAACACGTTGAACTTTCCTGCGGTGAGTGCCTGCACGGCGATGCTCATCGTGATCTCGCGATCCACGGTTGCCTTCTTGTAATCGGCCACGGTGGCGAGATCGGGAATCGCCTGCTTCATGCCCGTGGTCGACCAAGGCGCGCCGCTCACGGCGGCCGCCGTGAAGATGTCGTTCGCGCCTTCCACCTTGATGGCGATGGTTGCGGTCGAATCGGCAGACGTGGGTGCCGTGAGCACTTCGGCAAACGCGTTCACGACAATCGCGCCCTTGGGGAGCGAAACACGAAGGCCGATGTCGGACACCGCGCCGCCGTGAATCGCGAAATCGTACTGCGCGGCAACACAGCGCAGAGCGTTGAGGTTGGTCAAAGATGCAGCAGACATGGTTGTTATGTGCCTCGTCAGGGAATACCCCTGGCTTAGGCAGCTCTCCCTTCAGCCGCGATCCGCGCGGCGGCTTCACTCAGTCCCATGGCGTGAAACTCCGCAGCCAGTGCTTCCGGCTTCACGGCTTCGCTTACCGGCGCGGCGCTGCCCATGCCGCTGATGCGGCCGGTCCCGATGCCGATGCTGCGCAGGTACTCGCCTTCCGCCTTCACCGCCGCCTCGATCACCGCGGCGAACGCGGCCTCGTCGAGCGCGCCTTCCTTCAGCGTGGCCTGGCTCGGCAGCGATTCCGCGAGCCGGTCCTTGGTGGCTTGGGGCAGGTCGATCTTGGCGAGCTTCGCCTTGGCGAAGTCGCGCGCCTCGCGCAGCGCGAGCGTT